TATATTTCGCAAGAGGAACTGTAACAGCACTTCCAGCAATCTTCAAAGTTTGTACTGAAAGGTCTTGCATATCTGCAGTAACAACTACAAGTTTATTAGCAGTTGCTCTGTCAATATGGACATTACCGATTGCTGCAGTGTCTACTTGCAGTGAGCCAATCGCACCAGCTTGGATATAAGTAGTAGCTTGTGCTTTCAGAATCTGGTTTATTGTAGCAAAGGCTCCTTGACCAGCAATAGCTGCTGCAGTGTTATTTGCAGTAATATCTCCCTGTAAAACCCAGTAACTTCCATTGTAAGAGTAGGTTCTAGGATTAAGAGTTGTAGTATCAAACCAGAAATCGTTGATAGCCAGTGGGCTTCCGTTCGGTCGCTGTGTTGGTTGTGTAGCTTGGCGGAATACTATGTTTACAGTGGCATTATCTTCTGGACGTCCTGCACCACTCACACCAGACCATAAAGCAGTTTGACCTAAACCAGCTCCATCTGTTAGTTGATTAGTATTAGTAGTGTTTGTTGCATTATCTGCGATACCAGTAAGTTTATTACCTTCTGTTGAGTTTATACCTGCAAGAGTTGTTGGGCGTCCATTAACATAACTCCAGGAGAGTCCGCCGGAGCTTAATATTAGATTACCTGCAGTATCTCTGAGTTCAATAGCTGAAGCACGCAAAGTACCTGATTTATCTAAACGCCAACCAGCGTAAGGAACCGCCCAGTTGAAATTATCACTCTCAAGAACATCACCAATTTGAGCTGCTTGAGTTATGATCTCACCAGCAAATAACTGATTAGCACCTACAGTACCAGCGATAATCATATCACCATCCATGTAAGCTCTACCTTCATCAGCTACTATATTAGTGCCTCCATGGTAAGAACCTACAATTCTACCTTGAACAGCTACACTTAAAGAAGTTGTTGTGTTCAGAGTATTATCATCATCAAGATAGTAAAGGTATAGTATTCCTGAAGTCCAACCAGCATTCCCTGCTAACACTGTAAAAGGTGTATTTCCATTTTTAGATACCTGGAAAGATGACCAACTTACATAGTTAGTTGCAGGACTGTTAGGTGTGAAAGTTAAATCTGCAAAAGTATAAGTGTTAGCTTCAGTTGATATTGCAGTAGCAGATTGTCTTGCAGTAATTACTTCTCCACTTGTTCCAAAGGAGTCTATAGCAGATACAGAGTACCAATATTCAATACCAGCTGCAGTTTCAATATTAAAGTAAGTTGTATTACCTTCAGCAAGGAGTACTGTAGAACCTCCGGTAGGTGCAGTGCTTCTGTAAACTCTGTAATACTTTAAATCCAGATCACTTACAGGAGTGATATCTACTGAAATACTATTAAAAGCTCCAGTAACAGTGAAAGCACTTATTGTTGGTGCAGGATTGTTTACTGTAACAGCTACAGCATTACTTAAATCTCCAGAAAGATCTCTACTGTAGATTTTGACCTGGTACTGGCGTGTAGGACTACCAAATACTGCAACGTTACTTGCAAAAGTTAATATGAATTCTCCATTTAGATTAGAATCTGCTGGAATATCATAAGAAGTAATTGCAGAGGCACCACCAACAAGCCATAATTCTACAACGTAATCTTTTAGAGCATCTGCAATACCTTCTGCTTGATTAGCAATATTAAAATCCCATACAAGTGTCATATCCTGAGTTGTATAGGTAGTTCCAGCAGTGCCTTTAATTCTTACATTAGTTGGAGGTTCAAGTTCTGACAAACCAGATGTTACTTTGTAAGAGTAGGTAATTACTGTAGGAGTTGAACGAACCCCAGAGGAAGGATGAACAGCCCATACAGTTATCTCATACACACCTGCAAGTGCATCTGGAATATCAAAACTTGTAGCTTCAATGTCTTTAATTACTGTGTAATCTCTATTATCTCGACGCCATGCAGCTTGAAAAGTTGCTTTAACATCTGAAGCACTAGACCAATTCCAGAAAACATCTAAATAAACTCCAGACTGTAGACCACTTGTGTATGCTCTTGGTGTTACAGTTAAATTAGTTACTGGGCCAGCTGTAAAGTCTGTTAAGTTGACAAAACTACCTGAACCTGTACCGATGATAATCTCAGAATCTATGTAACTCCATTTATTAGGATCATACTCGATGCAGGAAATTGCATAGAACTCATCTTCTTTTTCAATAGCAGCAACACGCATTAATTGTGGCTGTACTGTACCATATAAGATAGCAGGGCTGCCAATGAAAGCAGGATAATTGCCGGCAAGAGTTACAGTATCAGTAGTTATGTTTTGTTCTGTTACATTCCGTAGAAGCACTGTTACAGCATCAGTACCGTAGTATTGAAGTTTGCTGATTACTAAATCATCAATTTCTATTTCTCTATCGAGAGTGATTACAGTATTTCCACTTACGAAGGTACTGGTTTTCACTATAGCATGCTGCATCTTCTGTGCATTTTCACTATCCATAATGGAGATAATTTCTCCCATACTGTAGGTAAGTCCAGCCATCATAACTTGGAAAGAAATGATTTTGGTATTTACACAGTTTGTATAGAAAGTGTGTCTAGCTTTTTGAATAGCTTGTGCTTCGTAGGTGCAGCCAGGCAAAGGAATATCTGTAGGTACATAACCATACCTAGCCTCCATTTCCTGTTCAAAGGTTATTGGAGAATTATCAGGAACTGTTACAGTATCAGTTTCACTAAAGTTAAGTCTATTATTGTAAGTTACGTTTACTTGAGTAGTTCTATTTTCCATGTCACTGGAACTGTAATTAAATAATCCTTCAATTACATTTGCATTAGTGACAATCTTACTGACCTGCATGTTTGGGTTATCAAAGATAATAGATAACTGACCAAATTCATTTTGACCAAACTGAGCGTTGCATAAAGCTAGCATTTCACTCAAAGTTTTTACTGCAGTTTCTCTAGTGTAATACTGATTTCCTATACTGTATCTTGGACACCAGCCACCTTTACCATCAGAGATAAGCTGATCTGCAACTTGCGATAATTCATAGAAAGAAACTTTATCTACATCAGCAATTGGAATTTCAAGACCTCTGTACTGATTAGTAAGAACGTCAAAAATCACCCAGGCAATATTACTTGTCCAGTGTTCTGTGGCTGTGAAAGTTAAATCCCAGGTACCAGAATAAGATGCAGGTGTGCTGCTTCCTACTACCCAGGGTGTGTAGTTAGAAGGTATTTTAACTTTGATCCAGCGACCTTTAAAAACTACATCAGGAATACTACTGCCGAACTCATCTGCATCTGTAAGTATGGCCCAAATAAGTGCAGTTCTTGGGTAATTAAGTTGTTTATACCAGATATGAGTTACACCAGCTATATTGCAACTGTTAGAACCTGCAGTACCTGATAAAACTGCATTATTCCTAGTAATACGAATTTGCCAGAAATCCCCAGGTATTACATCAGCTGGGCGTTCTACTAAAATATCCCAAGCATAAGGATTTGAAGCTTTACCAGATTTATTGACATTTCTTATAAAAGTAAAAGAAGGACCGCCAACATCGTCAGTTGGTCTGGTATAGATTTTTAGTTTTATTGAAGCACCACCAAGGTCTTTGTTTTCCTGCAAGGCACGCAACACTGGAGTTACTAAAGTAAATCTTACAGCATCTACATCAGAAGGAACTGATAGTGTAAAAGGGTTTGCTTGTGTTATTTCTACACTCGCTTGTGACTGCGGACTTTCTACGTTAATAAATCCAGGTATAACTTCTTGATTAGATGTTCCAGGTTTCCAACCCCAAGTACCAGTGTATTTTGAAATTGAAACTTTATTCAGATAGATATCTTCTACAGAATCAATTTCACCTTCACTTACAGCAAAAAGTAATCTTAGAGTTTGTTTACTACGTAGAGTATCATCAAGTTCGACTGGTGTATGCCCGCCACCGCCGCCTTTCCCTTCACCTGCTAAAATTAGTTCTTGCATAATTAACCTTGCGTACTTGTAATAGAGGAAGAAATTAAAACACCACCTGCAAAACTTTCACCATAGCAGAGTGGTACAATACCACCTTGTTCTCTGATAATTGGAGCACCGTTGAATAAGCTGGATTGTTTAGTTTGTGCCATAGCAGGATCAGAAGCAAATTCTTGTGTTGGAGATAGTGCCTGAGTAATCATACTTATTGCTAGAGAAATTGCAATATTAACGATAGCAGTAATAGCGTAAATTAAAATAAGTTGTGCTGTAGTAGCAACTAAAACACCTGACGCGGTTACAGTACCTACACCAATAATACCAGCTACAGCTACTGCAGGAATCTCACCTTCAAATTCTGGAATAATTAGCAAAGTGTCATAGATACTTAAAGTTGAAGTTATGATTTCAGGTTCAAGTGCAACTGGTTCAATACCTTCAACTTCAGAATAAAGAACATATTTATACTTCCTAGCTAAGAAGTTTTCAAGAAATTCTTTAGAAGTCCTGAGCTTTATGAAAGATAAAATATCCCTAATGTCAGTAAGAGAAGTTTCAAACTCATCACATTCATTTAGATTTTTAAATAATTTTACTTTCATGCCGCAGTACCATATGGAATTTATTAACAAAATGTTCTAAAGATTCTTCCTTACTTATTAAAGACTGATGAAGGATACCTGCTCCAGTGTAGATGCCAAGGTGGTTACGTTTTCCACCGGCATTGTCTAGCAGGAGTAAATCACCTTTTTCTAATTTAGTATCTACTGGAAGCTGATGAAATCTATAGTCAAGAATATGAGCATCAAACAGATTATTGAAGTTGCGTAGTTGTGCAAAATCTTCTGTAGCTTTATGATCTGGAAGTTGGATATTCAGTTCAAACAAATAATAATCCTGCACTAAGGAATAACAGTCATCTATAAACCAAATAAATCTACGGTTTAGGTATTTTTGTTTAGGTTTTCTAGGCAGCCAAATAGGGTAAGAAACTGTAAAACCTTCACAACCTACAATACCCCAGGGAATGCCGGAAGCTTTCTGCATTTCAATATCTTTATAAGATGGAGTCCGCAGATCGAATACTTCATGTTGAACTTTAGAAGTACAATGGGAGTGCAGTACTGCAGCAATGTCACCAAGATACTTTGCAAAATGTTCTGGTAGAATACTGAAGGCACTTTCTGGGGTTTCATGGGAATTCTCCAGTGGAACAAACTCTCCAGTACTTTTCAGAATAATTCCACACATTTCTTTTGGGTACTGCGCAAGAGTATAATCTTCAATAGCAGTCCACTGAGTTATAGAAAGTTCCATGCTAACCTACCCTTTTATTTATACCTAAACCAGGAAAATCTTTCTTCAGCATTCTGCGTTTTGGTAAGAAAGATCTATCTCTATCTAAAGGACTGCGAAGTTCAAACTTAATTGCAGTTCTATTATGTGAAAGTTTTTTACCTATTGTGTATTTAAGCGGTGGAGCAGAAAATCCGGAAGCTAAGAAGTTTTGAAAAGTTCTAATGTAGGTAATTTCAACCCCTACCATATCTTCGTTTTCAAAGCAGAGTGTTCCAAATAGTTTCAGAAAAGCTCCGTCGAGACCGACAAGGTTCTGCACTTCAAGGGTAGGTCTAGCTGGTGCTGTGGAAGAGTTAGTTCCTACACCAGTAAGTCTTATACCCATTCCAGTATAAACTTGTCCATTGAAAGTTACTGAAGCAGCTCCTGTAGTGAAATAATAAATAGGCTTATTTATTATCGTACAGTCTATTATGAATAACTCAATATACGGTGAAGTTTCTGACGAATTTACTTCTTGTTCTAAGCTCATAATTAACCTACACTAAAGTTTTCTTCTAGCGTTAATGTTGCTTGATACTGCCGCCTAGCAATACGTGTTCTGCGGAAAGAAGTTCCTGACTTTATTTTAAAAGTTCTTTCTACAGTTTCATCTTCAGGTGTCCACAGGATTTTACCCCAAGTACCTACACTCTGCACTGCAGCAAGTATTGTTTGATACTCACTTTGCGTCAGAGGTGCCCAGGTAATCTGCCATAACTCTACCATAGGATGAATACCTAAAGGAGAAACTTGCTGCTGAGAATCTCCAAAATTTGCAGTAACTTCCTTGAAAGTTAATTCCATATCTATATTCAGACTTATTTTACCAGGAACTGGCATATTTATCGTAGTCATAACTTACCCAAATTTAGTAGTTTTAT